CTTAGGCTGATACCCAGCCTACCCCCGCACTGTCGGCATCTTTAGCTCAGTGTTTCCGGTGCGGGGGATTGAATAAGGAGAGGACTATGCTTTCTGCATTAGCTTGTATGGCAGTCGCTATCTACTTCGAGGCAAGAGCCGAGCCACTGGCTGGTCAGATTGCTGTGGCAAACGTAATTGTTAACAGGGTTATGGATGATAGGTATCCTGATGATGTGTGTGAGGTCATCACTCAAGGGCGGCTTGGCAGTAAGCCCACAGATAGAATACGTAAACATCAATGCCAGTTTTCATTTTATTGTGATGGCAAATCAGACGCCCCAAAGGACGAGGCTGCATTTAGGTACGCAATTGATATTGCCTCTAATATTCTTGGCGGTGTTTGGTTTGACCCGACAGATGGTGCAACGCATTACCATTCAATAGATGTGTCTCCTAGCTGGGCAAAGATAATGACCAGAATAGTGAGGATTGAGAATCATATTTTTTATAAGGGGATTGAAATGAAGGAAAAGAAAAATAAAGGATTTCAACCAGACAGCGCGAGAAAAGGTGGCCGTAAGTCTATGTTGATGCATCAAGGGTTTCCAGATTATATTAAGAACAAGGATGCGCGGGAACTCCACATTGCTAAGGCAATGAAGGGCCAGCGGTATCAAGATGTGCGGTTCAAGCAGCCCCTAAACAAAGTTATTAACTGGAACCAAGTGCAGAAACTGAATAGGACACAGTTATGATAAGAAGGATATTATTACGCATCAGCCACTACGTCGCTAAATTAGACAGCTACCTGTGGAGCAAACTGCATGGGAGAATTAAGTGATGCACAAGGATAAGTTCAGGTCAGTTCCAACCTCAAAGAAATATAAGAACAATCACGAAAGTATCTTTGGCCCCGCCAAAGGCGCGCCCAAACTGTCTAGAGCTGATAGGGATCGACAGGAGCTTCGCAACAAGGAGTACCACGCTAAGTTGGCTGAAGATGGCAAAAAGCCAGCGGAGTGGTATCTCGCGAATGAGCGGAGAGTTCCTTCAGACCCTAATTACCAGAAGAAGATGGGGCTTTCGAGGGTTTACGATGAGAACTACGCTAGAGTGTTCCGCAGTGAAAAGTGATATCTGTGATGCTAAAATGTATACCTGCACCTGTCCCCAATGCGCGATACGTATGTTCATGGACGTACATATATCGTTGGGCTTTGAAGCCGTCGATCTCGTTGAGTCTTTCTCTTATGGTCTCACTCTAGTGTTGGCCTCCGTGCCGGAAGACATTGTGGAAGAGATAGTAGGGGAGGTACTGAACAATATAGAGGAGGCGGTTATGTTCCGAGTTGAAGGTCCGATAGAAGGGGATACAATCCATTGATGCCACGCAAGATATTGACGCCACGCAGGGTGATGAACTCACGTCGAGTAAAGCTATTAGATGCAACCTCCCAGCAGTGCCGATGGATAGATGGGAAGATAAGCGGAGAAGTCGCTATCTGCGGGCTGCCCGTACATAACCGCACGTCTTGGTGTGAAAAACACCACAGTCAGGTGTTCACGAAGAACTCTAGACGCGCTAAAGCTAGGTTTGCTCTACTGGCGAAGTCCGCTGGATATCCTAGTAAGGGTTGACGTTTGATCGTTCGGTGTATAGGTTCTGTTCATATTATCATGAAAAGGTCTAGAATATGACGCCTCGTCACAAAGAATGTTTGGACTATATTTCTGGCTTCTGGTCAGACAACGGCTACGCGCCGTCTTTCGATGAAATCAGAATAGCTTTGGGAGCTAAGAGCAAATCATCTGTATCTGCTCTGGTATCAAAGCTAGAGGAACGGGGTTATGTTGAACGGATACCTAACCTTGCCCGGTCTGTCCGTGTTATCTCTGATGAGACACCCCCTGCCTCATCAGCATAAAGCATGATCCCGTCCTCACCCTTTATTCTTGCCTTCAACCCCCGTTCAGGGGTATCTCTGTAAAATGACGCTGGATAGTATCACACAAGACCAGCTTGATCGGGTTAGCGAACTGCCGATAGATGTGCAGCGCGATATTCTCGCTACGCTTAATAAGTTGGAAGCTACTCGTGACAGCAACAACGCCCAACTAAACTTCATACCGTTTGTTAAGAAGGTGTGGCCCGGCTTCATTGAGGGGTATCACCATAAGATAATGGCTGATGCTTTCGAGCGTGTAGCCCGTGGCGAACTCAAGCGATTAATTATCAATATGGCCCCCCGCCACACCAAAAGTGAGTTTGCCAGCCATCTGTTCCCTGCGTGGTTCCTCGGACATCATCCGCACAAGTATGTGATCCAAGCGTCCAACACCGCCGATCTAGCGGTAGACTTTGGCCGCAAAGTGCGTGATACGATTGGAGACACCGCGTATCAAAAGATATTCCCCAACGTAGCGGTTCATCCAGATGCCGCCGCAGCGGGTAAGTGGAAGACCACTGATAAAGGTGAATACTTTGCCCTTGGCACTGGCGGCACCATGACGGGTCGAGGTGGTGACCTGATTATCATTGATGACCCACATTCAGAGCAAGAGGCTAAACAGGCTGAAACTAAGCCAGAGATATATGATGGCGTGTTCGAGTGGTATACGTCAGGTCCACGGCAACGTGTTCAGCCGGGCGCAGCGATAGTCATCGTTATGACACGCTGGTCGAAGAGAGATTTAACAGGACAAGTGCTGAAGGCCGCTGCGACTAAAGAGACGGGTGATAACTGGGAGGTCATTGAGCTTCCCGCTATTCTGCCGAGCGGTAAACCGATCTGGCCTGAGTATTGGCCGGAGGATGAAATCCTTGCAATCAAGGAAGAACTACCGATACCGAAGTGGATGGCGCAGTATCAGCAAACCCCGACAGCCGAAGAGGGCGCGCTGGTCAAGCGTGAGTGGTGGCAGCGGTGGGAGCATAAAGACCCACCTGATGTAGAGTTCATCATCCAATCTTGGGATACAGCTTTTGAGAAGAACCAACGCGCCGATTACTCTGCCTGTACGACTTGGGGCGTGTTCTATCGAGAACACCCCGACACAGGCAGAACGATGCCTAATGTGATACTGTTGGACGCCTTTAAACAGCGTATGGAGTTCCCGGAGCTGAAGAAAGTTGTGCTTGAAACTTACAAAGAATGGGAGCCAGATGCGCTTATCGTTGAGAAGCGGGCTTCCGGTGCGCCACTTATCTATGAGCTTCGTGCTATGGGACTTCCAGTTGGGGAGTTTACACCGAGCCGTGGTAACGATAAGATCGCTAGAGTAAATGCAGTTTCCGATCTGTTTCATTCTGGTATAGTATGGGCACCGGCTCATCGATGGGCGGAAGAAGTGATTGAAGAATTTGCTGAGTTCCCTGCTGGGGAGCATGACGATCTGGTGGATAGTTCCACGCAAGCGTTGCTCCGCTATCGGCAGGGCGGATTTATTCAAACCGTGCAGGATGAAGAAGATGATGATCGACAAATCCTTCCGGCTGAGACTTATGAATACTATTAAGGGGTAATCGCATGGCGATCAATATAGACAAAGCCTTAGTTCCTTCCGACATTCTTGTAGAGGACGGACCTGAAGTTGATATCGACCCGCTAACAGATGACGCGGATAATCCTGATTATGAACTGATGGGTGAGGAACAGAACGAAGATGGGTCTGTCGTTATTGATTTCGATCCAAACGGCGAGAATGAAGATCGTGGTGAAGAGCATGACGAGAACTTAGCCGAGCTTCTTGAAGATGATGACCTAACCGCTCTGTCTACTGAACTTGTTCAGGCGTTTAGTGATGATAGAGAGACCCGTGCGCCTTGGGAAAAAGCTTACACTAGCGGAATCGCGCTACTAGGATTAAACATTGAAAGCAGACAACAGCCTTGGGCTGGCGCAAGTGGCGTGTTTCACCCTATCTTGACCGAAGCCGTGGTTAAGTTCCAAGCCGAAGCCATGACGGAGACGTTTCCTGCGTCCGGGCCGGTCTTAACTCGCATTATTGGTAAGACTGACCGTGACCGGGAGAAGCAAGCCAAGCGTGTTCGCCATGATATGAATTACCAATGCACCGAAGTGATGTCTGAGTACCGCCAAGAGCATGAACAGGCGCTATTCCATCTAGCTATTGGCGGCTCAATATTCAAAAAGGTCTACTTCGACCCTTCTTTGGGTCGTCAGACAGCTAAATTCGTCATGGCAGATGATTTTGTGGTTGCTTATGGCACGACTTCGCTTACAGCGTGTCCCCGAATGACCCACGTCATGAAGATGTACCCCAATGATCTCTTAAAAGCTCAGTATTCCGGTCAATATCGTATGGTAGACGTGCCGAAACCATCTATTGAGTACACTGATGTCGATAGACGTGAAGATAAAGCGGCGGGAAACGCGCCAAAGGCCGAAAAAGATGACCGCCACACTTTGTTGGAGATGCACGTAGAACATGATCTGCCCGGCTTTGAAGATTTAGATGAAGACGGCGAGCCAACTGGAATTGCACTGCCCTACATCGTCACGATGGATAAAAGCAGCAATACCGTATTGAGTATCTACAGAAACTGGGAGGAAGATGATGATCTCAAGAGAAAGAATGAGTTCTTTATTCACTACCCCTATTTGCCGGGTCTTGGATTTTACGGCATTGGTCTTGTTCACCTCCTTGGTGGTATCGCTAAGTCTGCTACTAGCATCCTTCGTCAGCTTGTGGATGCTGGCACACTCTCTAACCTCCCCGCAGGACTCAAATCCCGTGGTCTTCGCATTAAGGGCGATAATTCCCCGTTAAGACCCGGTGAGTTTCGTGATGTGGACGTTCCCGGTGGGGCTATCAAGGATAACATCACGTTTGTACCTTATAAGGAACCATCTTCGGTTCTTTACCAGTTGCTTGGGAGTATTGTAGAGGAAGGTCGTAATATCGCTTCGATAGCCGATCTTAAAATATCAGACATGAACTCCCAAGCTCCCGTCGGCACTACTTTAGCGCTACTTGAGCGGGGCATGAAGGTTATGAGCGGTGTTCACGCTCGTATTCACGCCGCTATGCGCCAAGAGTTTAAATTGATTGCCGCACTGGTCCGGGATCACGCTCCTGAAGAGTACGAGTATGATGTCGAAGATGGCGCTACCCGGACGAAAGATTATGATAATCGCGTTGACATCGTTCCTGTATCTAACCCTGATGCCTCAACTATGGCCCACCGGATTATGCAGCATCAAGCTGTACATCAGTTAGCCGCTACCGCTCCACACATCTATGATCTGAAAGCATTACATCGCCAGATGATTGAGGTTATGGGCATCGATAATGTTGAGAAGATTATTCCTCTTGAAGACGAAATGAAACCGAAAGACCCCGTGGCCGAGAATATGGCTCTGATGACAGGAGAACCTGTAAAGGCGCATGTTCATCAAGATCACGAGAGCCACATAAAAGTGCATGTGGCTGCGGCTCAAGACCCCAAGATCATCGAAGCGTTAGGTCAGGCACCCGCAGCTAAGGCTATTCAAGCGGCAGCAGCGGCTCACATACAAGAGCATGTGGCGTTCCAATATCGCCGTGAGATTGAGAAACAGTTGGGCGTACCTTTGCCGGAGCATAATGCAGACCTTCCCGCAGAAACAGAAGTTATGCTATCTAAATTGGTGGCAGACGCCTCCGACAAGTTGCTTCAGAAAGATAAGGCAGAGGCTCAGGCGCAGAAGAACGCTGAAAGCCAGAAAGACCCGATACTGCAAATGCAGTTGGCTGAGAGCAAAGCTAAGGTCGATGAAGTCAAACGTAAAGGTATGGCAGATAAGCTCCGTGCCATGCTGGGCAAAGAGCAGATCGCTTCTAAAGAAAAGATCGAAGGCACCAAACTGGGTATGGATGTGCGATCCGATATGATGGACAAAGAGATCGAGAAGCTGCGGCTTGAGGTCGAGTTGACTAAGATGAAGTCAAACGAGCAACAGGCCGGAGCGCAACTAGGCGTCGACATGGCTAAGAGTGTAGCGGACAACGAGATTGATCGTGAGCGTATCGCAGCACAGACTGCTCAAGCCGCATTACGTGAGGGCGTAGCTGTTATACGTGATGAGAAGATACATGAAGCAAAGAAAGAAAGCCTTGCTAATGAGCGGATGAGGGATACTCAAAATATGGCCGGACGCTTTATGGACATGTTTCGTTCTAAGCCAGATGGTGAACAAAAATCAACCGATGATGAACAAAAATCAAACAAAGATGAATAAAAGACTTGAAGGGATGAACATTGGCCGATAATATTTTATCTGCTATCCAAGAGCGCATTCGTCGCGAGATGAATGAGACCGCCGATGTGGTAGCTACAGGCGGGTGCCTATCAGCAGAACGGGCGGATATGATCGCTATAAAGTACGCAGAAAATGCAGGGGTTATTAAAGGTTTGGCTTTGGCAGAAAGATGTATTCTTGATGTTCTTGACGAACTGGACGAACAGGAGAAGCTCGACATATGAGCAATTCACCCAACAAAATAGAAGCTATTAAGATTCCTAAAATAGTTGGTATTCCTGCCGCTCCGAAGCCAGAGGCGGCGCAACAACTACCGAAACCAAAAGGTTGGCGTATGTTAATCGCTATCCCGGAAGTCGAAGAAGTTACATCCGGGGGCATCATTAAAGCAGACAGCACCAAGCAGATCGAACAGACTTCCACTGTGGTTGGGCTGGTCCTCGCTATGGGCGGCCAATGCTACAATGACGCAGAGCGCTTTGGCACAGAGCCTTGGTGTGAGACTGGCGACTTTGTCCTTATCGGGGCATATAAAGGGGTCCGCTTTCACATTCATGGCAAGGAATTTCGTATCATCAATGACGACACCGTTCAGGCCGTAGTCGATGATCCCAGAGGATATACGAGGGCATAATGGCAGATACAGCACAATCATTTGAAGACCCCGAAGGTTTACCAGAACCAGCGGAAGATGAGGTAGAGATTGAGGTTCTTGACGATGTCCCCGAAGAAGATGCACGGGATTCTCGTTCTGTAGGGGACCGCTTAGATGTTGACGGCGATGAGTTTGAGCAGGAGATTCAGGATTACTCTGAGAATGCTCAAAAGCGCATCAAAGCTGTTAAGTATGAGTTTCACGAAGAGCGCAGGGCCAAGGAGGCTGCTGAACGGCAGTCGGCTGAAGCTGTGCGTTACGCGGAGCAAGTAGCGTCTGACAATCAAGCGCTTAAGCAATCTCTGGAAAACTCTAACACAGTATTGATTGAACAGTACGGAGCGCGAACAGACGCCGAACTTGATAAAGCGCGTAGCGACTTCAAGGACGCCTATGAGGGCGGAGACACCGACGCCTTGCTGGCGGCTCAGGAGAATTTATCTAAACTTCATGCACAAAATGTACATCGTTTAGCTTCTGCTCCTCGTCCTCAAGTATCGGCTCAAGCTCCGGCTCAAATGCCTCAACAAACAGGCCAAGCTGCTGCTCCACCTGACACACGGGCATCTAAGTGGATGCATGAGAATAGTTGGTTTCAGGCTTCTGGTAACGAAGACATGACAGGGTACGCAATTGGCTTGCATGAAAAATTAGTGAAATCAGGGCTAGACCCGCGAATCCATGAAGACTACTATGTAAAGATTGATCAAGGAATGCGGACAGTATTTCCTGATCGCTTTTCGGAAGGTGACTTAGGTGGTGTAGAGGTTGATACCTCTGCTGCGAACACTCCGAAAAGAAAACCTCCAGTTGGAGGGCCGTCACGGGGCGGTAAACCCCCGCGCAAAGTGCAGCTAACCACCACTCAAGTAGCTCTCGCAAAGCGCCTTGGGTTGTCGAATAAACAATACGCCGCTCAGGTTGCAAAGGAGCAATTAAATGGCTGATACGCGCACCGCTTCGAAAGAGCGAGACAATGAGACACGCGAAGTAGAGGATCGGGTGACCGACTATAGGCCACCTTCTAATCTGCCCGACCCCACGCCGCAAGATGGATATCAATTCCGTTGGGTCCGAACCGCCATGTTAGGCGAGAAAGACAATCGGAACGTATCCATGAGGTATCGTGAAGGTTGGGAGCCATGTTTGGCAGAGGATCATCCTGAATTGATGATTATGTCGGACGCTGACACTACTTACGAAGGTAATGTCGTTATTGGCGGGCTAATGTTATGTAAGTGCAGTACCGAACTGATGCAGAAACGGACTGATTACTACAGAGGCATGGCCTCCGATCAGGCTGCAAGTGTGGATCAAAACTTTATGCGCGAAAACGATCCACGGATGCCCCTTCTGGAAACAGAAAGAAATTCTACTGTATCGTTTGGCGCTGGTCGCAAACGCTAATAATGGCGTTTGCATTAGTGTAACTTTGCAATAGGAGCAAATAAGATGGCAGCTACAGCTTCCCCTTATGGATTTGTTCCGGTAAATAGACTTGGCGGATATGAGAATGGTTCTTTCCGTCAGCTAAAAGTGACGAACTCTTACGGCACCAGTATATTTTTTGGTGACGTAGTAGAACTCGCTGCTTCCGGGACTATCGAACTAGACACAGCAACCTCCTCGTCACGTCCCATTGGGATTTTTCAAGGAAGTAATTTCACTGATCCAACTCTTGGCTACAGATTGTTTTCGCAAATGTGGACAGGGTCCGTTGTTTCAACAGACATTTTGGCTCACGTTGCTGATGATCCTCGTCAAATATTCCAAGTCCAAGGTGATGAAGCTATCGCCCAGACCGGCCTTGGTAATAACTGCGATGTAATCACTTACGCCGCTGGAAACACAAACATTGGTAAATCAATCTTGGCGCTTGACGGCGGCAACATTGCTACAACCGGTACATTTCCATTGCGTATTATTGATTTTGTTGATGGCCCTGATAGTTCTGTTGGGGATGGTTTCACTGACCTGCTTGTCATGTGGAATGCAGATATCCATCAATATGATTTAGCACTTGGCTCTTAATAAGGAAGGATTTGACTAATGGCTTCAATTTCACGCGCCCAATTACTCAAGGAACTCCTGCCGGGTCTTAACGCCCTGTTTGGCCTTGAGTATGAAAAATACGAAAATGAACACACTGAGGTATATGACGAAGAAAGCTCAGATCGTTCATTCGAAGAAGAAACTAAATTGAGTGGCTTCGGTGCCGCCCCTGTCAAGAAGGAGGGCGGAAGCCTTGCTTACGACACGGCTCAAGAGAGTTTCTCTCAACGGTATGACCACGAAACGATTGCTATGGGTTTCTCCATTACTGAAGAAGCAATGGAAGATAACCTCTATGACAGTCTGTCTTCGCGGTACACCAAAGCTCTGGCCCGTGCCATGAACTACACCAAGCAGGTTAAAGCTATGGTTCCGTTCAACACGGGGTTCACCGCCTCCACAGGTTACCTGTCTGGTGACGGCGATCAGTTGTTCTCTACCTCTCACAGCATTGTGAGTGGTGCGAGCCTCTCCAACCGTCCTGCTACTGCTACCGATTTGAATGAAACGTCTCTTGAAGACGCTACCATTCAGATTAGCAATTACACGGACGAACGTGGCCTGAAGGTTGCATGTCAACCTGTTAAGCTGGTTATCCCAACCAACTTGCAGTTTGTTGCAACCCGTATCCTGAACTCTCAGTTCAAGACGGGTGTGGCTGATAACGACATCAACGCTATCGTGCATAACAGCACGGTTCGCGATGGTTACTGCATCAACCACTACCTAACGGACACCAACGCTTGGTTCCTGAAAACCGATGTCCCTAACGGTCTGAAGTATTTCAACCGTGTTGCAATGTCCACTTCTATGGACGGCGATTTCGACAGCGGCAACGTCAGGTACAAGGCTCGTGAACGCTACAGCTTCGGCGTTTCCGATTATCTAGGCATCTACGGATCGCCCGGATCTTCTTGATCTAATCAAGAAGTACAGATTAGGGGAGCCTTTACGGCTCCCCTTTTTTGTGCCATATGAGACATTGCGCTGTTCATGTAGCGCAAACTCCCTAAGTAAACTCGCCGGACCTTCGGGTCCGGCGTTTTTTTTATAATACATAGATAGTACATATATTGCCCTGTCAATATTTAGGGTATCAATACTCTTGAGATCACCTTACAATGCTCTTGCATTTGATAGAACCGACCTCATGTCGGTTCTGGTTTATATAGGAGAACTGTCTGATGCCAACACACTTCACTGGTGGCGTATCCAACGTCATTACAGGTAACCCTCTTTATGAATTGGGTGTACTAGACCCTACTAAGTACCATACTTATTGGGAAGATTTTGATACCATACCTATTGCAGCTCAATGGACTTTGACAGCTACTTCTGCTGGAACAGGTACTTCTGCTATTACTGTTCCTGATGCAGACGGAGGTATAGCTCGTGTCACCACAGCCGCTAATGAAAATGACGGAATGTACGCTGAGTGGATTTCTGAGATATTTAAATTAGAGAGCGGAAAAAAGACTTGGATGAAGTGCCGTCTTTCTGTTGGCGACGCTATTCAAAGTGACTGGCTTGTAGGTTTGCATTCCACAGACACCACACCTCATGACGCTGCTCTGCGTTATATATTTGAGAGTGTAGATGGCTCCGCGAATGTTTACTTTAACAATGACAACAACACCACCGACTCGGACAGCTCTACATTAGCGACGTTGACAGATGATACGTTTGTCACATTGGCTGCCTATTACGACGGCGGTACATCCATTCAATTGTTTGTAGATGAAGCCTTGGTATCAACTATGACAGGCATCACCGTACCCGCAGCAGAAATGACGGTTGGTTTCGGATATATAAACGGAGCCGCCGGAGCAGAAACTGCGGATTTTGATTATATCTATGTAATTAAGGAGCGATAATCGTTATGCAAACCAACTTAACTAAGGTTGGGGATAAATGGGCCGTCGAGGTAATCGGCGGTCCAGATGACGAGACTCTAGTGAAAACCTTCAGTGGTCGTGAAGAAGCGGCTACGTGGATTAGAGCAGCGGGCAAAGGTGAAGTAGAAGTTCCCGCTCTAAAACCTAAGAAGGCAGCTAGGGCAAAACCCCAATCAAAGGCTAAATCCGTGAAGCCGTAGCCCTACTAAACTACTGAAGAGGATATAAAGATGTCTAAACCTATGGTCATCACTCTAAGCCCTACAGGCGCTGATCCAGACGGCCTATCTACGACTGAAACATTATTAGCCACTAGATTGGACTTTCTAATCAATGGCGCGATTACTACCGGGTTTGACAGAAACGGTATTTGTTTAGCGCAAACTACTGGCGCTGCTGCGGCGTTGGTTTTAAATGGCGCACTTGGGACCGAATTTAGTGGTCGCAAAGGTGTCTTTGTTCAGATATTTGCAGGTTCAGATAACACAGGCATAACTTTCGAAGTTGTTGGAACAGGTGCCGATAAGAAACGTCTTGCTGAAACAATAACTGGCCCTGATGCTGGGCTAACAGTCTTAGGTTCCTCTAGATTTTTTACTATTAGTAGCGTCACCTCTTCTGCCGCAGTTACTAATAACTGCGAAGTGGGTACTAATGGATTTGTTACTTTCCCAACACCTCAAAAAGTAGACACAACTCACGCCGGAGACGATACCGGCGACATAATCACCTTCATAGGTGAAGATCGTTATGGAAACCCGCTAACGGAAGCTATAGCTGGAGGATCAGGTGCGCTGGTATCGACAGCGGGTAATTTCGCTAGAGTTGACCGTATAGCCGCTTCGGGTGCTGGAGCGGACGCGGTTACTGCTGGTACAGCCGCTTTGTGTGAGAGTGGATGGAGAGTGCTTAACTACCGTGGGCCGTCAACTTTTGATGTACAGATCGGGTGTACTTCTGCTGGGGCCACTTACGCTGTACAACACACTTTCACCAATGTCTTGGCAAAGGACTTCGTTGAATCCAGCGCATTAGTATTCACGAACGCGACCATTACAGGCAAGACGGGCGATTTTGCTGGAGGGTACACTAGCCCTACAGTTGCTACTCGTTTGGCAATCACGACGGCAGGAACCGGCCCAGTTAAGGCCACAATAATCTCCGCTGGATCGTAGGCTGGCTGTTGTCTGAGGATGCGTAATGAAGAAGAAACGCGACTATAAAGAAGAATACCGAGATTATCACGGTAATTCGACGCAAAAAAAAGATCGCGCTGGTCGAAACACGGCTCGTGCTGCGGCTATGTCTTCAGGTAGAGTTAGCAAAGGCGACGGTAAGCATATAGACCATAAGGATAATAACCCTCGTAACAATTCGTCGAACAATACTCGTGTGATGTCCGCTAGGGGCAACTTGAACAGACCAAGAAGGAAGATAGGTTAAATGGCAGCACCCACAACCAGTGGCGCAGTAGCTTTCAAGCTAGATATCCTTCAGCTCTGTGAGGAAGCCTATGAGCGCGCCGGGACCGAGATGCGTACAGGTTATGATCTGCGCTCTGCGCGGCGCAGCTTGAACATTATGCTATTAGACTGGGTTAACCGTGGGCTTAACCTCTGGACCGTTAAGGAGGCCACTATATCTTTGGTGGCTGGGACTAAGACATATTCTCTGGCTGATGACTGTGTCGATGTGCTTGACGCAGTGCTTAGGGATGGATCGGGCGCGTCACAGACGGACTACAACCTAACCCGCTTATCTGTCTCTACTTACGCCCAGACTTCTAACAAGAATACCTCTGCTCGACCTACATCTATGTATGTAGATCGGCAGAACCGCGCTACCGTTACGTTGTACCCAGAACCAAATGACGGAACCCAGACGTTCTGTTATTGGTATGTACGGCGCATCGAAGACGCAGGAGACAACACTAATAACGCTGATATGCCGGAACGCTTTATTCCAGCTCTTATCAGCGGATTAGCATTTAATATTGCTCTGAAACGCCCTGAACTAGAACAACGTATGCCTGTTCTCAAGGCACTTTATGAAGAAGCGTATGAGTTAGCGGCGTCAGAAGATCGGACGAAGGCGTCCTTGGTCTTTACGCCACTACAAGACTTTATTGATGTGGACTTAGCTTAATGAGCAGTGCGGAATTTGCAGGAGGTAAACACGCTTTTGGTTTTTGTGACCGTTGCGGGTTTCGTTATGATCTGGCTAAGTTGAATTACGAGGTAGAAGATAAGCGGCGTAATGGTCTGCGGGTGTGCAGCCCTTGCTTGAATCCAGATCAACCGCAGTTACAGTTAGGGCGGTTTAGGGTGTATGATCCTCAGACGCTTCGTGATCCGAGACCTGATCTAAGCCAACTCGAAAGCCAGAGTTTGTTTGGGTTTGACCCGGTAGGAGCTGAACAGAGCTTAGAGATGACTGCCACTATTGGCTCAGTAACTGTTACAACCTCATAGGAGAAGTATTATGATGAATGCAAGAAACATGATGAAGACAGGGAATACGATGAATACAGGAAAAATGAAGAAATCAGCCGGGTATGCTCAAGGCGGTAATGTTCAAGCTAAACAACAACGCTACGCTCACGGCGGCATAGCTAGTGCAGGTAGTTCTAAATTGATGCCTACTAACCAGACAACAACTAAAGCTAGAGGCGCGGGTGCAGCCACTAAAGGGACTAACTTCAAGGTATAAACCATGAATTATGCTGAACTCGTCGCATCGATAAAGACTTATACGGAGAACACTGAGACGGATTTCGTCGCGGAGATACCTACCTTTATCAAACAGGCGGAAGATCGCATTTACCAGATGGTTCAACTTCCCGCTCTTCGTAAGACACAATCGGGGGTGGTGACCGCATCTAATAGATTTTTAAGTACGCCATCTGATTTTATATCGGTATTTTCTCTGGCGGTTATCGATAGCGCTGGAAGTTATACGCACCTATTAAATAAGGATGTTAATTTCCTTCGGGAGGCGTTTCCAAAAATCTCTACCGAAGGCGCGCCTCGATATTACGCGTTGTGGGATGAAGACACGATGTGTTTAGCTCCTACACCAAGCAGCGCCTTATCTACGGTCTTAAATTACTTCTACAAGCCAGAGACTATTGTTACTGCCGGGAACACTTGGCTTGGTGATGAAAGTGAATCGGTACTTCTTTACGGGACTCTAATAGAGGCTTATACATTTATGAAGGGGGAGCCTGACTTACTTCAATTGTACGACACGCGGTATAAAGAAGCGCTAGTCAAGCTCAAAGAACTTGGTGACGGAAAGAACCGTCAAGATGCATACAGATCGGGTCAGACAAGGATGGCGATAACTTGATGATAAAACCAAATATGAGTTCGGAGGTCGGCAGCGTTATGGTTCACACTACGTCCCACCGTGGGCATAGCGCTGAAGAACTGGCTGAGATGGCTTTAGATAAGATCATGCGTGTTGGCGACACCGCTCCTGAACCTATTAAAGCACAAGCATTGGCATATCGAGATAATCTGCGTACAATACTAATATTCTATATGCGTCAAGCAATGTTGAGCGAGAGAGTAACTGTTAGAGGCGAGTTAACGGCTGAGATAAAGGACACAATGTAATGGCAATTTCACAAGCACTCTGCTCCTCCTTCAAGCAAGAGATAATGGAGGCAGAACACAATCTAACGACTGGGCAGCACACAATCAGAGCAGCTTTATATACAAGTTCTGCTACGTTGAATGCAACAACCACAGCATATACAACCAGCAACGAAGTATCCGGCACTAACTATGTGGCGAAAGGTGAAGCTTTGACTAACGTGACGCCCACGCTATCCGGCACCACCGCGTTAACCGATTTCGCGGATGAGACGTGGTCGAACGCCACTATTACGGCACGAGGCGCTCTTCTCTTTAATGATAGCCACGCAAGTGATGCGGCTATTCTGGTATTAGACTTTGGCGCTAACAAGACATCGACGGCAGGAGATTTCACAATCGTCTTTCCAGCCGCTGACGCAAGCAACGCGATCATTAGGATCGCTTAATTGACATGGGCGAACTGACATGGCATGGGGAGTTAAAGGCTTTGGTAGCACCACATGGGGCTTTGGTGATGTATCCACATCAGTCACCACTGCTGCTGTTGCCACTATGTCTTTGGGCAACGAAACAGTTACTGCTGCGGCTAACGTCTCTGCGGCCACTAATGTCGGAACTTCCGCAGTCGGTACAGTATCAGTTTCCGGGGCGTCTAACTTTACAGTTACTGGTTCGGCGGCAACCAGCGGTATCGGCTCGCTTACGACAATTAGTAACAACAATCTTTCTGTTACCGGTCTTGTTGGAACAGCAGCTATATCACCGGCTGTTGCAACCGCAGATGCAAATATCTACCCAACTGGCACATCAGCTATTAGCGCATGTGGCGAAGAGCTTGTATGGACTGATTTCGATACTACGCAGACCCCATCTTGGGCTACAATATCCACAACACAGTCCCCATCTTGGGGCGAGATCATCACGTAGGAGCGCGTAATGGCGAGTACATTTACATCAGAGTTACGGATCGAAAAGATCGGTACAGGCGAGCAGAGCGGATCGTGGGGGACCAAGACCAATACGCAATATGATATATTAGAATCCGCTATATCTGGAACAGTTAATGTGCCGTTCGCTTCAAACGGTAATGATGCTCTGTCTACCGCGAACGGCTCAGACGACGAAGCCCGACATATGGTTATCAATTTAACCGGGGGTGCGACTCTAAGCACAACGCGAGATATGGTGATCCCGACATCTGCTAAACTATATATTATAAGAAACGGCACTACGGGCAGTCAATCTGTTCGGATAATTGGCGCATCAGGTAACGGCATTACGATTCCGAACGGGAAGACGATGTTCCTACGTCATGACGGCACAAATGTCGTAGATGCTTCTGACTACTTTACTGCAATAACCACGCCAAGCGCGACAATCACAGGCGGTACTATCGCGGGGGTAGCTGATATCGTGGTCAGCGACACATCTCCTCAATTAGGCGGTGATCTTGATTGTAACGCCTCGCAAATACAGTGGTCTAAAGGTGCTGATGTAGCCTCTAATGGTGCTTTAGCAGTATTAACGGATGGTAACTACTTTGATGTCACAGGCACTACAACCATCACAAGCATCAACACCACAGGTGGCACTGGTACGCTTATTAAGCTTCACTTTGATGCAGCTTGTCAGCTTACGCATCACTCAACTAATTTAATCTTAGCTGGCGCAGAAAACTTTACAACTGAGGCGGGCGATGAGCTTGAATTTGTTGAATATGATACAGGCAAATATCGACAAACAGGTTGGTGTCTTGCTGGCACTGCACCGGGAGGAGGAGGTGGCGGCAGCTTCCTTGGAGAAGGCGCGTCTGGTGAAAGTGTTGGCACATCAGGTGACATCATCCGGGTTAACGAAGCCACTTTAAATACTTCACAGACAATGGCTGCAACTGATAACGGTTCAGCAACTGGTCCACTTTCAATAGCCTCTGGAGTAACACTTACTATCTCTAGTGGCGCAACCTTTGTGGTGATATAATGAGTACGATTAAAGTTGATACATTAAATGAGAAGTCCACAAACGGTAACATTGCCGTCATCCCAACAGGTTCTGGCAAGCTAGTCCTTGATGGTTTGACTTGGCCCCATGCAGACGGAACGACAGGCCAAACAATAGTCACAAATGCTAGTGGTGTTTTATCATTTGCGGATGCTGGCAGTGGTGGGTTTACTGTAGCGGCTCTGCAAGACACAACGTCAGGAACTTCAGTAACTTTTGGATCAATTCCAACTGGAGTTACACAAGTTGTAATTATGTTTAGCGAGGTCAGATTTTCCGCTGGAGGTA